TTTTTTGTTTTTGCATATTTATATTTCCTTTCATAAAAATACATACACCCTCTTGAAATTTTTGTCAATAGGAATATATAGGATTTATTTTATTTTTACGTGAAACTGCAATTTAGAATGATTCTAATTAATGGCCCAAAATGAACACATTAGCTATTGACTTATATAGGATGATCCTATATAGTGGGATCATCAGGTGCTAATGCATAACTCGAGTACAGCGCGAAGGAAAGGGCCTGATACTTAAGCAGCAAGCAACAAGCGCTTGACAAGTTAGCTGGGATGGTATAGGATAAATTTAGAAAGGACAAATATTATGCAAGAAGATACAGACACAAATCGTTTCCAGTTAGAGAGAATAGCAAATACTCTAGAAGAAATCTTGAGACTAGTAAAACAGGATATGGAAAGAGTAAAGAAATTAAATGAAGAAGACTAAAATAGAACTTGATGAAAATGGTAGATGGATGCTGCCTATATATTACACCTTCGATGAGGCCACAGGTAATATCCTGATCGATCTTTATGAGATCGAACAGGAGGCTATTCGAAGGATGGAAAAGGCCTATCCTAAAAAGAAAGTAGATTCAATTTATGTCACGTAGAATTAAACACAATGATTTGCTGCCATGGTTCACACAGGACCATGGCACATTGCCGGCTGCCTACCTGGCCAGCTG